TGGCTATGTCGTGAAGATCACACGAACAGTCGGAAACGATATCGCTGAAGTTAAGGCCACTGCAGTGGCCGCCTCCGGCCGGGCTGATATTGCCGGCATCAACGTGGCAGCCAACACGCTGAAGGTTGAGCGCGTCGCCACTGAGCTTGCCAAGCACCGCGAAGATACAGCCAAAGAATATGTTTCGTACAAACATCTCGTAACGCTCGAAAACCGGCTTGTCGACGCTATCGCCAACTTGGGAACCCGTATCGACGGTATGTTCACGCGTATGGGCGCCACGCACGCCTAAAGCTTGAACGGCATTGCTTTTTGTAGCTAAAATCGGTACATATTCGATCACTGAGAAGGGGATTAGTTTTGAGAATTCAGCCGCCGTCCGACGAAGACATGCTAGAGGCCGTTAGGCTTTATGGAGAGCATGGCTCTAAGCGCGCTGCCGCAACCGCGGCAGGCGTCGCGGAGTCGACCTTCAGAGGCTGGCTTCGTCGGGCGGCTGCATCAGGATTGATGCTAGACCACAAGCCGGCTTGGCCGGGGTTCGAAATCACCAAGGTTTCGACAGCCCCGAACGGCGGGCAGACGATTACACAAAAGCAGGAAACCCGCGGCGAAGTCTTCGAAATGCCGAAGACTCACTTCCTTGGAAAGATGACCGTTCAGCGCGACGCTGACGGGCGCGTGGTTCAAGACTGGATTCGGGCAATGCCCGGCGCCGCGTCCCAGATCGCTCTTGGCGAAGCCATCAAAAGCGAGTTCAGCCAATACGAAGGCTACGCGAAATTGGTTCCGCCTCCGAAGGAAACGTACGCAGACCTTTGCAATTACTACCCGATCGTTGACCCTCACTTCGGGATGCTTTCCTTCGGGAGAGAAACCGGCGAGTCAAACAATCTTGATATCGGCATCAACCGGGTACAGGGCACGCTACAGCGCCTTATCGGTTGGTCCCCGCCCGCAGAGACTGCCGTTATCGTCAATACTGGCGACTTCTTCCACGCGGACAATCAGCAGAACGTAACCGAAGGTTCGGGCCATCAGCTTGACGTTGACGGACGCGATCAGAAGGTAAAGTGGGCTGGCGTCAACATGCTGCGCACCACGATTGACCTAGCCCTACAGCGTCACAAGAAGGTCATCGTAAAGAACCTGAAGGGCAACCACGACAACAATTCGGCTATGTGGCTGAACATAGCTCTCGGTATGTTCTATTCCAACGAACCGCGAGTCGAATTGGACCCGGCCGAAGCGAACAACGATCACTTCTTTCATCTGTTCGGCGTGAACTACACTGGCGCGACGCACGGCCACACGATGAAGCCCGACCGTATGTATGTCATGATGGCCGAAGACAATCCGGAATACTGGAACGCTTCGCTCTATCGGTGGTGCATCTTCGGGCACATCCACCACGAGACCAAGAAGCAAATCGGTTCGCTGATTTGTGAATCATTCTCGCAGCCCGTGCCCCGTGATTCATACGCACATAGCCACGCCTACCGCTCCGGTAGCGCCATGCAGTCAGTAACGCTGCATCGCTTCGACGGCGAAACCGGCCGGCAGAGACAGAACTTCCCGCCTAGCCGCGGTAAGCCTGCGCTCGCGGCGAACGACAACCGGCCCGTAGAGCTTCGGCAGGCGGCATGAGCAAATTCCAAGTCAAGACGATAAGCCTAGCTGCAGCAAACGAGTATGTTGCTAGGCTTCACCGTCACCACAAGAAAGTGCAGGGTCATAAGTTTTCGATCTCTGCAGTTCAAGACGGTGTCGTTGTTGGCGTTGCTATTGTTGGCAGGCCGGTTGCAAGGCGTCTTGACGATGGAGTTTCACTGGAAATAACGCGGCTATGCACTGACGGTACAGAACACGTTTGTTCGTTTCTGTATGGCGCTGTTGCTAGGGCAGGAAAGGCGCTGGGCTATCATCGCATCGGAACGTTTATCCGAGAAGACGAGCCCGGTACATCTCTCAAAGCTGCCGGGTGGCGTTTTACAAACCGAACGCCCGGTAAGTCGTGGAGCGTAAAAAGCAGGCCGCGCGAAGACAAGACGGAATTACTGCCTAGAAGTAGGTACGAATACGTTTGTGGTGTCGCTGCAAACGACAACAAACAAACACAGGTAGCAGCATGACCGAGCGCGTCTGGACTGTTCAGTATGGCTACCGAATGCCGCACGGACCTTATGCTTATGAAGTCGGTTGCGTGTGCAGCAAATACAACAGAACTTACGGACTTCCTAAAGAACATTGGGAGCCTCATTACCATCAAGACGGGGCTGTCTATCGCAAGCCGGATCGTATTATTCGCCACGATTGGGACAAGGACGGTCGCCCGTCGTGGGTGCAATACCCGCCGAAGGAATGGCAGGCCGCGTAATGAGCGAGTGTCGAATCTACCTGTGTACGAGAGATGACAGCATTTTCGCTGTCGTCTCTCCGGAGGATTACAATTGGTGTCAACAATGGAAGTGGCATTACAGATTCGACCGTCACCGGCGCAAGATGTACGCCACTCGGTCGACCAAGATCAACGGTCGACCAAAGACGCTGTACTTGCACAAGCAGATTCTATCGGAACGCATGGGGGAAATCCCACCATCCGAAAAACACACTATTGGAGATCACGCCAACTCCGACTCGCTCGACTGCCAGCGCAATAACCTCGAATGGGTAACGCCGGCAGAGAACGCCAGCCGCAAGCGTTCAAAGCGATGGCGCCACCTTCCGGAGCCGGAAAACGACAATTTAGCAGAGACATTTGAGAAGGCTGCCTAGCATGTTTGACGATGACGATATTGAAGATCATTGGGATAACGACGACGAATTGAAGTGGCTGGAGTCCATGAATAGACGCGGCAAGCTAAACGCTACCGGCAAGCGAAACCTGTCTCACGCTAGAAAATTGAAGGCGGAACGGGATTCGGATTGATGACACTTCCACTCACGCCGGAAACGCTGGCAGCCGCATATGACTATCTGCGGACCACGCCGCCTTTCAGTGAGTGGGGCCTGCCGGAGTCTGAGGAAATCATTTTCAAGGTATCGCGCTCGCGAAGGTGGTTCGCGCGATACCGATGGAACGGCAAGCGACACACTATCGAAATTTCATCGAACGCCGTTGCACACAGTTCAACGCTTCTTGAGAAAATGAGTCATGAAATGGTTCACCTTCACCTAGAGGAATTGAAGATGGACAGCCGCGGAACGCCAGATACGCACAGCGGCGCATTTAGACATCTGGCCGAAGAAGTATGCAGCGTTCATGGCTTTGACCCGAAGGCTTATTACTGATGCTTGTTCAATGCGCAATCGTGTTCGTGGCCTTGTTCGTTCTTGATCTCGTGTGGGCAAAGTACACCGCGGCCATTACGGCACATCGCGCCATGATTGCCGGTGTCTACGCCGCAGCTATCATAGCGTTGAGCGGGTACGCCGCAATCAACTACGTCAATGATCCGTGGATGCTGCTACCCGCAATGGCTGGAGCATTCTGCGGCACGGTTATTGGGACTAGAAAAACGCTTTAGAGGAGAAAGCAAATTGCTAACGACCATTGATCTGACTACGAAGGCAGAACCGTGTTTCACGCACACGTTAAGCGCATCCGAATTGCCGTCACAGTCGCACGTTTCTGCGGCTAAGCCGTGGCCTGTAGCGCACGTCCGCAAGCCGTGCATCTACATCATTGGCTCACTGAGAAACAAGAACATCCCGACAGTAGGCAACGCCGTACGAGCAGCCGGCTTCGAAGCCTTCGATGATTGGTGGGGGACGGGTGAGAAGGCCGACGACCATTGGTTTGAGTACGAGAAGATTCGCGGCCGATCGTTCGTGGAAGCTCTGGCCGGTCGGGCGGCTCAGAACACTTTCGCGTTGGACCGTGACAACATCCTTCGAAGCGAAGGCGTCATTATGGTCATGCCGGCCGGTAGGTCGGGCCATATCGAATTCGGCTGGGCGGCTCGCGGTGGCGTGCCGGCTGTGATCCTATTGGAAGAGGAGCCGGAGCGCTATGACGTGATGTACAACTTTGCAACGTTGGTCACGTATGACGTTCAGGACGCTATTGAGCATATCTCCGGACGCGTGAGGGCGGGGCAATGATGCCGGTGTTCCAAGTTACATCGTCGACTCCCCTCAACGATCTGGCCCGACATTGCCGGGCCGCTGCGTCCCACTTCTACACCAATCTTGAGACAGGCGAGCCGCTAACTCTCAATAAGGGTGAACGCTTCGCACTGATGCATTCGGAGCTATCGGAGGCATTCGAGGCCGAACGCAAAAACTTGATGGACGATCACTTGCCGCATCGCAAGGGAGTTGAAGTCGAGTTGGCGGACGCTCTCATTCGAATCTTCGACTATGCCGGCGACAACGGCCTAGACCTTGACGGCGCGGTTCATGAAAAGATGGCGTACAACGCCACTCGCAAAGATCACACCCGCGAAGCTCGTATGGCTGCGAACGGAAAGAAGTGGTGACATGAAGATTTACGTTGCTGGCAAAATGCGTGGTTTGCCATATTTCGGCTATCAGGCATTCAATGACGCGACGGCCAAGCTACGCGCTGAAGGTCACGAGGTGTTCAATCCGGTAGAGAGCGCGGAGAAGATTTACGGCCCGGGTATCTATCGCGACAATCCCTCTGGCGACGAGGCAATAGCTGGAATTGATGGCCGACTAGTGTTCGGCAAGGATTTAGAGTTCGTCTGCAGCCACGCCGAAGCCGTTGCGTTGCTACCGAACTGGACGACCAGCAAAGGCGCGATTGCGGAGAAGGCAGTTGCAGAGGCTCTTGATTTGAAAGTGATGTATCTATGATTATCGGAATCGCTGGCGAGGCAGGCAGCGGCAAGGGCACCACGGCAGACGTTCTGTTGGAGCGCGGATTTACCCGCGGCAAGTTCGCCAACGCTTTGAAGGAAATGTTTCGCGCTCTGTTGAGGTATCAGGGCGTTGAGGACATCGAACGATATGTTGAAGGCGATCTAAAAGAACTGCCATCTCCGTACCTGAACAACAAGTCTCCGCGTGAGTTCATGCAGGGCATTGGCCAGTGGGGCAGGGAGTTCGGCGGCGAAGACTTTTGGGTTGATATCGAGTTCGGGGCGAAGAGCGAAGCAGAGAACCTGCTTTTCGACGACCTTCGCCACGACAACGAAGAGGCCGCGATTGTGCTGCGGGGCGGTGTGGTGCTGCAGCTTGTCGGGCGAGGCGGCATCAACAGCGATCATGTGTCGGAGCAGTTCAAGCCAAAGAACCCGGCCGCGGTAATCGACAACAGCGGCACGATTGAAGAGTTGCGCGACAAGGTCAACGAGTTCGCTCGCGATCTGAGTTGGGCTGCGTGATGGGGCCGGAGCAAACCAAGCTGATGGATCGTCTATTTGGCGATCCATCGCGCAAGTTGGTGAACTTCAAATTCACCCGCGGAGACAAGCCGGCAACCGCGGAGGAGATTTGCGAGCAGATGAACAAAGCGTTTGAAGACCTTGAAAGGCGCCGGGCTTCCGGTGAGCTAGGGGACGGCTTGCCGGTTCGATCAAATAAACCACCTACGGACGTTCGCGAGTTTGTCGCGAACCTATAGCCTTCGTTACCCGCGCCCTGCTCATTCGAGCGGGGCGCTTTTTCTGTTTTGGAGATACAATGTACGAACGAATTCAAATGACGAACAGGACTCCGGTACCCATCTGGAACAAGCTCAACCCGCTGTGGTGGCTTGTCGGGCCTGATGGGTGGACGGCGCCGACGATCAACAACGGCACGCCATACCTTCCCG